AGTTAATTTTAATTCAAAACTAGCGAGAGTACTGGAGTTTTTGTGCATATATCATTTCTTGGTATCTCCCTTGTTAACATACTTCTTATTAAATTGGTAATAACTTAATTCTTTTACATCCTTTCTAAATTCAGCTACTTCTTCTTTTTCTTTTTTCCTTGTTTCTTCAAACTGCTCTTCCTCAGTAGGAAAAAATATTGCCTCATTTATTTGTATATCTTTAGGTTTTTCTATTTGTTTAGGTGGTTCATTAGCTATTCCTCTTTCTACTATCTCGAAAAAATGCTTGTGATTATGATATATTTTACCTTCATTTTCTAGAGTTATTTCCCAATCATTATCAGCAATATCATCTAATTTTCTTATCTTAACTATTTTCATTTCTTTTCCTTAAAATGTATTTCACCTGCTATAGCACCATATGCCGACATATCAATGTATGTATCTTTACTTGTAGCACCTAATTTAGTTCTAGCAATTTTTAATAAGCACATCATAATAGCTACATTTTCAGCAGTTACAGGATAACCTAAGTAAGCACTCCAAAGATTAGCTATATTTCTGTGATTTTGTGTTTTATCTCCATAATCTTTCTGGCGTTGACCACCAACTAATTTAACTGCTTCTTCTAAAAATTCCTTTGTGTTACTCATTTCTTTTTCTTTTTAAACTTTCTACCTACAAAAAATACTACTGTATTTATGCAAGTGTTTATTGTTACCATAATTAAAATCCACCATTGCCAAAATTCAACTGTCATACCTTTATTAAATCACCCATAGGAACTAAATACCCTTTTGATGTTAAATTATCACCACCCGGTAAAACTCTATAATCTTTACTAACTAATTTTTTTAATCTTGATAATGGAATATGTATAGAAAACAAATGCCTATCCCCTTTACTAACTATTTTAAATATCCATGTATCAGATTTACTAGTACGGATACCACTATCTTTACCTCTAGATTGAAATTCTACATACACATTACCTGTTTTATGTGCCATTCTATCTGTTTTTAACTCAAAATTTTCCATAGATTTCATTACAAGCTTTTCATGTTTTTTACCATATGACAAATCTTTATTAAATTTAGTTACAGAAAAATCACTTTCTCTTAATTTCTTTATGTTACTAGATTTATTTTCTGATACAATACTCAATTTAATTTTCCTATTTTGACTTTTTCTATGTTATCAGATAGCATTTCAGAAGTAATTTCTCCTTCTTTAGATTCTAACTGAACCATTTTATCCATTACAGACATTTGACCTTTTTGTACTACACCATCTAAATCCGCATCAATAATATCCATAAGACCTTTTAAAACAAAAAAAGCTGATGGTATAGGTTTTTTAGGGTCAGTGGTATCGTATGCAGTTACATCAAATGCTTGTCCATCTGCTGATGGTGTCATTATAAGATAAAACTTATTGGGTAGTAAAGACATTTTTTCTGTTTCTAATTCTATATTATCTATAACCATTCTTGAGGTATCCTTTTTTCTGCCCAGAGTATTTTATTTTTGTCACACCATGCACCATAAGTTGTTTTACTGGATTTGTTAAGTTTATTATTAGCATTTACAAATAAAAATCTAATATCAATATCTGGATTCTGTTCTCTAACAAGTAAATGTTTTTTTCTATCTGCTGAATCAAAAAATCCTTTTGTTTCTATGTATATATCTTGTTTAGTAAGGTAAAAATCGGGAGTGTAGCGTTTAATCTTGGGTTGATATTCTAAGTAAAACTTTTCGTAGTCGTATTTAACATTGTTTTTTATCAACCAATGAGCAAAACCTCTCTCAAATTCAGACCTAAAGCCTTTTCTTAGTGTCATATAAGCGTTTTCATTCTAAATTTATTTGTTAAATCAATGTTACTTACAAATACACTAGCTAACATAGGTGCGTGTTTTTCTAATTCTATTATTGCTTCGTTAATTTCTATAGTAGGTAGAATAGCTAACTTACCTTGTTTAATTCTTATATGTAATGCATTAAAATAATTATGTATTGTCCTAGTTTTTCTAGGTACATTATCTTCTCTATAATACCCGTCTTTACCTACTGTTTCTCTTGTTATAAGAGGATGACAGTTTTCTGCACTCCTCATAAACTCTCGCATTTCGCCACCGCCTTCTCTTAATTCATTTTCGGTGTATACCCAAACTGCATCTTTGTTCGTTAGTATATCATCTTTACGAAAAGGGCTTGATAACCATAGTACGTTCATATATTTTTTACCTCTGTATTTTTTAGTTTGTTATACCAAACAAAAGGTTTAGACTTAGCTTTAGATGTAACCTTCTCATGTAGTACAGCTTTAGGCCAACAATGACTTCTAAATTCACAATAACCACAAGTGCTTTCTAATGTTGTATTTCCTGTAGGTATTCTTATTCCTTTTTGTTTACCAGATTTAGGTACATAAGTTTCTTCTATATCTGTAAATAACTTTTCAAATTTAGCTTTAGAATTAAGTGTTTTAATTGTTTCGTTAGCTTGTTCTAACATGTCTTTTCTATCTTCTTGTTGGTCTTCTGGAGCTTCACATATAGCAAATTCTCCTGTAACTTTATTTACAGCTATCCAACCACCAAAAGGTGAGTTATCAGCCTCACTATACATATGCCCTTGCATGATGTAACCAAAAGAATCATTTTCTTTTATCTTATTGTAACTACCATATTCACCAAACTTACTAAGAAAACTTGCAGGACTTGCTGATTTTATATCCCAAACTTTTCCATCTATTTTAACATCGTATGTACCCTTTAATTCAATGTCTCCTATTTTCAATGATACAGGCTCTTGTAACTTTTCTATGTTTATTCCTGCACCTCTCATAACTGCTATAGCAACCGCTTCTAGCAAATCACCCATCAAAAACTTTATTATTGTGTTGTATTGAAATTCTTTTTTAATACCTTTTTTATCTAACTGTTGTTGGCACAAAGGTTTTCCTAGACCAGACATACGAATACGCCAATCCATTTGTTCATTAAATTGTTTTTCTAATGCTTTACCGCAAGATTCTTGAAACTCTTTAATAATAGCAGGGGAAAGCGGTTTAGACTTTCCCCCAACTGCGTCATAGAGAAAATTCTCTATTAGAGTAGATAACATACTGTTATTCGTCTAACTCAATAGCTAGGGAGTGGTCGCCATCTTTAGTTTGTTGTTTAACAGCAGTTCTATGTTTCTCCATAACGCCTTCATTTACGGACTTTGTTACAGCCGCAAATTCTTTTAATAAATCAGCATCTTTTTCAGAAAGCTCTGCTGATTCCCCAATCTTAATATCCATAGCAAAGAAAGTGTTACCACCAGACTTTTGCTTTTTAGTAGATAACAAGAGAGTGTTTCTTATCATTGGTTTCTTTTGAGTAGCTAAAGATTTTAGTATTGTACTCATAGGTATGTAATTAACACCTTTAGCATAAACAACACAAGGAATTTGTTTTAAGCTAACATCCTTACCATCAGATGATTTGCCATCCATATCAGCAACCCCGTAAATAACTTGGTTACATTTTATAGAGCTCTGAATTACCCTTTGAGGGTCACTTTCGGGTAATGCCTCAAGTTGCTCTCTAGATAATTTTCCACACTTATAACCTCCATGAGAATCTGGAAACTGGTCTCCTAAAGAATGTCTTTGCACACTAGATGTAAAAACCTCCTCATTATTATCCCAATAGCTATAAGCAAACATCCTCATAAAAGGTCTAAACTTTGCGGTTTTAGCGTATACACTATCTCCGTCAACTTTTAGAGTGTAATGACCCCTCGGTAGAGGATTATCATTCTCATCTTCTGTTTGATAGTTTATAGACAATCTCGATAGTACTGAGCCTTCTTGGCTGTTATTATCTAATTGCCCTGTTAGTTTCATTAGTTCTGCATCACTTAATGACGTTACATCATTTGGTATAGTAATAGCAGTAGTTTGTGTATTATTTTCAATCATCGGAATTATATACCTCCTTCATATTCAGCCAATCATCCCCTATTTTTAATTCGATTCCTATTGGCATCGTATATTTAAAACCATACCGCTTTTCACATTCATCTGAAATAGACAGCATAGCCTCTTTTAAAGTTTCGATAGCTTGTTTATCTTCGTCTGGATACACATCCAAAACGATACTATCATGTACTGTGTTACACACTATAGACTTTAATTCGTTTTTTGTCAATAGCTTATTTAAATTAATTAGTGCAAGTGGCAACAAATCTGCTGTTGCAAACCCTTGTACAGGATAATTCTTAATAGCAGTAGAATTTGTTACACTTCCACTGCGTAATCTCTCAACATTTGGGAAAAAATACTGTCTCCCACTAGGTAATCTTATCTTACTTGACATAAGTGCTTCGTTTTGTAACTCAGTATGCCACCTAGTTATTCCCGAATACTTATTTTTAAAAGCACGATAGTATTGCATCTGTTTTGGAGTACCTAAGATACCCCCATATAGCGGTTTAAAAGTATCTGACTTAGCTTTTTGTCGTGACACTCCAAGTATCTTTGCAGTATAACTATGAACATCAACTTTGTTTTTTATGTCTTTTAAAACTTGTTCATCATTAGCTAAAAATCCTGCAACTCTAAATTCTAATTGTGAATAATCCCCTTCTAATATCTTTCCACCTTCCCACCTAGATGTAACACATTCTCTAACAGGAAAAGTATTACCTCTAGGCATGTTTTGGAAGTTAGGATTACGAGAAGATAGTCTGCCAGTACTTGTAACGCATTGCATAAATTGTGGATGTACCATCCCATCTTTACTAATAGCTTTTTGCATACCATCAACAAAAGTTCTTAGGTAAGTTCTTATAGCAGAATAGCGTACATACCTTTTTAAAAATTCGTGAACTACACCTTTTGTTGTTGATAAATAACTTTCTAAAACTACTTTATCAGTTTTAAATCCCATAGCAGAACAATCAATAACATTTCTAGGTCTTAATTTAAGCCCCGCTCTTTCATCTGTATTTCTAAATATTAAACCTTTTGTACTACAAGTTTTACAATGTCTTTTTACATTACTAGGTGTACCATCTTTTTTCATGTAAGTGTACTTACCAGTTCCTTCACAGTTATGACATATAGTGCCATGCGTTTTAAACTCTGCTCTTGCTAAAGAATTTATTTCTACATAAAAATCATTTATGTTAGCAAAATTAGTTCTTCTTTTAGGTTTTCTTGTATTACCTCTTTCTTCATAACCAATATTAAATCTTCTAGCCCACATTTTTTTGTCAGTAACTTTCATTGAATAAAAAAGTACAGACCTATCTTCTGGTGAATCTAAATTTATAGGAGTGTCACCCATAAATATTTTTACTTTTTCATTTAAATATTTTTGTAAGTCTACTAACTCTTTTTCAAATTTAACTTTTATGTTATTTAAAATTTCAGTGTTAATATGTAAACCATTCATTTCAATGTCAGCTAAAACTTTTGTTAGTTCCATTGACATTTGTATTGTTGGTGCAATGCTAGTTGTCATATAAATCTCCCCAACTCATCTTAAATTTACTTAGCTGTGCTATTGCTAATTGATAAGTACTTTCAACATCTTGCTTACCATATTCATAAACAATATTCCAAGGTATTCTTTCATAAGATACTCTATTCTTCATAAATGGTTGAATTAGTTCACTTTTTTTAAGTGCAACACCCTTTCTTTTACAACAATCTTCTAATGAAAATCCCCACTTAAT